CTGTTATGCCAAGAAGCCTTGCCACCTCAAGAGCCTGATCCACGTCTTGAATGCCATTCTCGTACTTACTGCCTTTACGGCCAATCTCAATGATTGCTTTAGCCTCTGGGATAGCCTTTTTAACGGACTTTGCTGTAGGCTTCTTTACCTTTTTGGGCTTTGTAGGCTCGGCATCAAGTGGGGCCACTTTTGGGGGTTCAGGTTGTTGAGCCAAGGCGGGTTGCGTGGGTTGTCCACTATCGACTGGTCCACTTGGGCTAACAGTTCCCGCAACTGTGGGTCCATCTGGTCCACTAGGGCTTGGAGCTGGGGGGACAGGTGGGACATCTTTAGCTTTCTGCTGCTGCTTTACCCTCTCCATGTAGGGAGTAAGGTAGGTTTCTGCAAGTTTAGGCTTCATTAGATTGCTTGTGGCTCGACTAACGATAGCTTCCAGAGAAGCAACTGGGTCTTTGCCTAAGTTCAACGCCATACTGTCGAAGGCATCACCTAAAGTGGCACGATCTTCAGCTAGAATAGACGTATCGTTGTCCATCTTGTCACGAAGAGTTGCCAGATAGGCTTGGTTACTGTTTTTGCCAAGCTGCCGTTCTATTGGGAGCTGTGGTTCAATAGGCTTTTGGCCCTTCTTTGGCTTCTTAGACTCAAAGTTGAGGTTCTTAGAGCGAATGAGAGAGGTCACATCGTTCAGAGGACTTCCGTCCATGATGCTTTTGCCTGTAGCCAGTGATTGCTTGTAAGCACGAATTGCACGTTTACGTTCCGCAGTAGTGTTTGGGTCTGCCAACACATCATCAAGTGCCTTCATAATGGCAGCATCAAGTTCAGCTACTGTGCGTCCCTGTGGTCCATAAGTCTCAATGATGGCAGAGTGAACTGTGCCGCGAGGTGAGTTGGGAAGTGGAGGTTCGCCATTAGCATACTGCTGTGCATTCCGCTTTGCCTCTTCCTCATCGAAAAACTGCTTCTTCTGGCCCTCTTCAAACTTACGGCGTTCACCATCAGCTTTCTGCTGTGCCTTCTCAGCCTTCTGTCTTTCGACTTCTGGGTCTGGTTGATTGCGAAGTGCAACTTCCGCAGCTCTACGATCTTTAGCTTCTTGCACTAAATCACGAGCTGCTGGGGCTGTTGGATCAGCAAGACCATCGCCTTTACGGTTCTTTTTGACGAAACGGTTAACCTTGGACCTGCGTCCAGTGACTGCATCGATGGCACGACCACCAACCACAAGGGGTATCTGTGCGGCTAATGATTGGCCACCAGTTGCTAAGGCTGCACCAGTGTTGATGTTACCTGCTACCATACCAGCTGGATTATAGGCTCTACCAATCGAGGGCAGTGGGTTAAACATATCGGTGAACTTAGACACACCGCCTTTGAGGCCACCCGCATATACCTCGGTGAGGACGTTGGAGCGGCGGAAGGTGTTAAGGAGTGCCTGCCCTTCTCTCGTGTTACCAAAGCGGTCTTGCATGAAGTCGAAGTTTTCTTTGGTTACTGTAGTGCCAACTTTGCCTTTGGATTGACGTATTGCCTGCTTAAAGAAAGCCTTGTCCTCTGGACTTAGCGCTTTGATCTGGCCCTTCTCTGTCAAAGAGATTACCTGAGCTTCTAAGTCTTTCAGTAAGACATCACGGGCACCTTCAAGAGTTTGGTTGGCACCTTTCTTGGAGCTGGAGTCAATATCCTTGAGGTTGTAGCCGTTCTCATCAGCAACACGCTGCAACAATGCAGACACATCAGATGCAGCTTGGGTTGTCTCAGGGTCTAGGTCTTCTTTTGGCTTAAATACTTTGTCGCCAGCGCTGTTCACTGTAGTAAGTGCAACATTAAAACCACCAGCAGCTGTACCACCTAATAGGGCCTCACCAAATGCCTGCCGTGGGTCAATCTGTAGACCTACATCAGTGCCTGCTGTTGAACCTGTCTGTTCTACGACACTCTGTGCGCCCTCTGTAGCAGTCTCAGCGGCAGTTCTCTTGACGATGCCACCCCTGCCGGGGATCAGTGCGTTTAAGGCACCAGATGCCGCTGCCGTTTGTGCAGCAGCTATGAAGTCATCTTTATTTGGCCTGTCGCGTCCGTTGTTCCGTGCGCGTTCATTGGCAATCGGGCCAAGGAGCTGCACTGCCTCAAAAGCAAATGGACCAGCGAATGCACCAACAGCGCCACCGACAGGGCCACCAACAGCTGTACCAGCGGCAAGGCCGCCTGCCCGTGCAAGCAAAGAGCCAGCATACTGACCAATTTGCTCTACAGCAGCCTTCGGGAGGTATCTGTAGGCAAAAGAGCCATCTTCGTCACCTTCGATAAACTTAGCGGAAGCTGACTCATAGTTCTCAGGTGCAGACGTGAGATTGCTGAGAGTTTCTGCTGTGCCATCTGCACCAACAGCTCTTGCTGTCTCTGCCATGTTCTCCAGAGGCTGGTCGATGCCAGAGCGGAAGGCAGCACCAAAGCCCTGCATGGGGCCGTTAGTGTCCTGTGCTGGGGCTTCGGCTTGTGTAGGTGTTGACTGTTGCTGAGAGCCTTGTAGCTTTCGTATTTCGTTAGCCAACAACTGAGCTGATTGTGTGTCACCAGCCTTATCTGCGGCCAGTAGCGCACGGCTTAACTGTTCGATGTCAGCCATGGCTAACTACCTCTCTTACTAATTGTACTTGTCTAAAACTGCTTGGACATCAGCACTTGGTGTGTAGGTTCCAGAAGATGTGTTGAACTCGTTGGACCTTTGCCCTGCTGGCAGCTCTTCGCCACCACTCAGACGATTTTGTACCCGCTGAAGTGCCGCCATACGTTCATTTAACCAGTCTACCCAGACTTGCTCATCTTGTAAGTTGGTAGGAGCTGGTGACAGAAACAACTTCATTTCGGCGTTTGAGATTGCGCCTTTGGTCTCAGCAACACGGAGCAGAGCATCGTCAACACGAAGCCTGCTAAGTATCATGCGGCGGTTAGCATCAGGATCACCTGTAAAGTTATCAAAGATGCCTTTGAATACACCACCAATACCAGTCAAGTTACCACCAGATGCACGACTTTCAGCAATAGCATCAAGTCCACGCTGCATACCATACATGGCGTCATTCACAGCTTGCAGTGATGCTGCATTCTTAGCTGCTTCTTTACCAGCGGCTTTGCTGCCAGTACCTCTAGCCCTAAGCTCTGCAATGCGTGTTGTCTCAGCCTTGTTGTAAGCATCGACTTCCGCCTTGCGATTGGCATCCTGTATGGAACCATACTCACGAGTAGCGGCACCAAGACCATCGCCTTTAAGAGCACCTGAGTACATAGCGCCACCGATGCGAATGAGGCTTTCGCCTCTTGGAGTTATACCTAGAGCGGAACCACGGGCATTGGCTGTCATGTTACCTGCGCCTCTTGAGAGGGCTGGTGTACGAGTGGCAGTTGAGCTTTTGGTGCCTAAGACTGGCGCAGCATTAGTCTGTGTATTTGCAGTAGTAGTAGTAGTAGTAGGGGTTGGAGTGGTAGTGTTGATAAGCACTGGGCTCTTAGAGTTCTGAGCTTCCAGAGTTGCGAAGTCTACAGTGGATGCTGGAGGTGCATAAGGATCAGCTGCACCCATAGCAGACGGGTTAGGTGTCAGTGCGGGTACTGAAGTGTACATCGCAGGGTCTGCACCCGGCTGTTCGTTAGGGTTAGGCTGAAGGATAGGGCCGTAGCTACTAGCGACATTGCCGTTTACTGGGTTTTCTACTGATAAAGTGCCGCCAGTAACATCAGCAACACGAGCATCACGAGCTGCGTTGCCAGAGACAAGTGCGGCCTCTGCTGCTGCTCTACGAGCCTGCACACTAGCCATCATCTCAGGTGGCAATGTACCAGAAGATAGTAGTCCTGTGGTGCTTGCAAGCTCCGCTTCTGCCGCTCTTACATCTGGAGCAACTGCTGCTGCCTGTTCTTGTTGACCGCGTAGTTGCTTTAAGTATGCCTCAGCTGCTGCATCATACTGAGATGTACTTGGGTTGCTCTCGACAGGGCCACCTAAGTCAACCAGTTTCTTCTGCATCTGCTGAAGTATCGCAACGTCTTCTTCAGTGTCTATAGATGCTGAATGACGAGCAATACGTTCCTCTAGCAACTGGCGCTCACCAATGTTGTCTTGGAGAATGTTTTGCTCATTGCGTGTGAGTACACCCGGCTCTTCGCCTGCACGAGATGCTGGGTCTACGGCTGTCTGAAGGACTGGTGGCTGTGCGTCTGGCTGTGTCTGTGGCTGAGGTTCAACACCCAGAAGTATCTTTCTGGAGTTCTCCAGCATTATAGGACTTAGGCTATCTAAATATTCTTGCGGAGTTTTGTTTTGGGACTGCGCTATAGTAATGAAAGTAGGATGTGTGAGTAGAGGGTCTTGTGAAGGCTCTACAGCAGCTCCAGTGGAGAGGACAGGCATAGCTACCTCTGGGAGAGGGCCAGCGATCGTACTGTTAATAAAATTGTTCTTGTTCTGCCTTGCAATTTGCTCAGGACGCAGTTCGCTATACACACGAATTTGGTCTTCAACGTCTGCTCTATCTGCGGCGCTTAATGTTTTTAGATACTCATTCAAAGTTAAACCAGAGGCGTCTACTGCATTTTGAATGCTATTAGGGATTAAAGGTTCCATACTAGTTACCTCCTAAAAACTAAAGCTAGGTTTGGTAAGGCCTAGTGGGTTGTTGCCTACATTGCCTACTGCATTCGAGGCCCAAGCCGTGTTGGCTTGCTGCTGAGGGAAGTATTGCTGTTGGAACCCAAAGCCACTCATGGCACCACCCAAGGCAGCTTGGAATGGGTCAACCTTGTTGGCTTGTACAGATTGGCTTGAGTTAGGAGCCTTCCCTAGAATACCAGACTGGAAGCCTTGGCGCTGCTGCATCTCAAAGTCACGCTGGCGCTCAAAAGCAGCCTGTGCATCGTTGAGTGCCGCTTGGTTATAGCCTTGTAGTGCGTTGCCTGCGTTCATACCGAAGTTAGCACCCTGCCCCAGTGTATTGAGACCCTGAGTGTAAGCATTCTGGATGCCTTCGTTGGCCATGCCTGCACCTTGCAACGCATTGCCTTGGTCAGAGAACTGCTGTGCCTGTTGGGCAAGGCTGCGGTCAATGAGCCTGTCTTGTACGTCTAAGGCGACATCAGCTTGACGGTCATCAAAGGCGCGCTGGGCTACTGCTTCGGCTACACCAGCACGGCTGGAGTTCATGTTACCTGAGCCACTTGCTGCAAGGTCGATGCCTGTCAGGGTGTTCTCTTGGAGGTTGCGGCGGTCATCACGCATCGCAGCGTCAACCAACGGGTTTGCGTTGGCACTGGCGTAGTCCATAGCTGTAGCAAGACGATCACCTTGTGCAGAGTTGGCCATGCCTTGGTACTGATTGAACAGAGCGTTGGCATTGGAGCCAAAGCCAGACGTGTTGCCCATCATGTCGTAACCAGAGTTCTGGAGGTTGCCGCCTATGTTGCCCATGTTGGTGGCAGTGCCCGTCTGGAACTGGTTGGGGCCAGCTAGGGTTTGGCCAGTGTATGCACCAGTTGCAAGTACACCATCTAGGGCACTAGAGGCACCAGATAAGTTGGCGTCCACATAGGGTTTGTATTGGTTAAAGCCAGCCATTTGGGCTGCTGTTGCTGCGTCTTGTGCTTTGGCTTGCCTGTTTGCGCCCATAAGGCCCATGGCACCGCCGATTATTGCGCCCCACATAATGTGTATCCTTCTTAATGTGATTCAGACAGCGACCCAAGCAGTACCGTTGTAAACAACCAGTCCTTGAGTTCCGTTGCCCAGAGGGTTCCAAGGGGACACCGCATAGCGTACCATCCCCTTCCGTAAACCTTCGGGCTCACGGTCTGTCACTTGGACAGATGCGTCTGCTAGAGACTGTATAGATGCCTCTAACTCTCTTAGTTCTTCTTGTAGAAAACGTCCTACGTCATCATTCCTGAGTGTAGGTAACTGCCGCCTCACATACCGATTAACGATAAGGTTCAGCTTGTCTGATAGAGCCATAGTTACCTCCGACCAGTGACAATGATGTCTGTGTCCATACCTGAGAAGTTGAAGTCCTTGAGGTTGTCGCTAGTCACTTTGAAGCTCAGGTATCTACCAGCCATCCGTGTATCCAACTTGTAGCCAGTGTTGCTGTCGAAAGTTACTTCAGAGCCATAGCTAGGGGTGGCCGCTGGAGTGTCAGCTGCACCAAAAGTAAACTTGAAGAGGCCATCAGGATTGCCTGTGCTTATCTGAGGGTAAATCTTGTTGATTACTTTGTAGCCAGACAGGGGTATGCCCTGTTCGTCTAGGTCTATGCCTTGGCGCTCAAGTAGGAAGGGCTGAGAGTGCGTAGTGTCTACACCAAAGGCTAGAGAGCCATTGTCAGCTAGGTCTATGCCGTAGAGCTTACTTTGAGTTACACCAGCGCCTACTGTTGATATGACGATTGAGTGCCTAGCGTAGGGGCTCTCCTGAGCATGGTAAGAGCCACCAATAGTCTCATAGGACTGGGTTGCATCAGCATAGGAGAACACAGAATTTACGTTAGCTTCAGTGCCTGTGATTACATTTGGTAAATCTTGGAATGACCAAACGTCCTCTTTGTAGTTGTAGACTGCTGCACGGTTACAGGATGTACCATCCGTATATACGGCCATATCGTCACCGCTGTGGTAACAGAAGTATATCTCTTCAAGAGTAGAATTGTGCATCACAAAGCAGACATCATGCTTACTGTTGTCAATACCATTGAATATGTAGTCTCTGACGCGGCCATCGCAAATAGAGTTGCGGGAGTTGCCGTCAGTCACATAGATGTCATCGCGGTCAAAGACATAGTGGCGACCCTCTACCTCAACTATACAGTTCTGGTTGATTACTCCGGCGTCATCAAAGACCTTGCGGAAGTTAAAGATAAACGTACCACCTACGAACTCCATCATCCACACTTGGTCCTGTGAATACACAAGGAAGTTAGGGCCTAGAGTAGCACCATCAACTATAGGGGTCTTCATCTGCACGAGGTCGTTAAAGCCAGCACTGTTGGTAAGATCAGTCTCATCCCATGTAGTAGGTACTTGGTTGGCCAGTACGGGGTCAGAGAACCTCACACGGTTCGGGTATGCCACGTTGCTTTCCACGGTGCCCAGAGCCAACAAGAAATCACCAAAAGACCTTAGAGCGGTTGTACGCATCCCTGTGGGCCAGTTAGGTAAATCAGTAAAGTTAGTCTGGGAGGGTGTGCGAGATATGGGTGTCTGATCGTCCCTGCTGAGATACTGAACGTCAGACAGGGTTGTTGCTGTTACTGCGGGGATAGAAGACGCTGCGCCGGATGTGGTCTTCCTAGTAGTAAAGGTTCCATTAGAGAACTCACGGACATCAAACACATCATCTACGACCAACACTGTGTCAAAGCCTGAGAGCGAAGTGATAC